CCTCTCAACTGCACGCGCGTCCCCACTTCGAGCCTGTCCTTCCCCTCACGGGTCTGGTTGAGCTCCTTGAACGATAGCGAGGTGTGCATCTGACCCTCCTTGTCGGGGTAGTCGAGTTTGTCCAAACAGACGTAGCCTTTGCGCGGAAATCTCCTATCCTCGGAGAAGGGCGTTTCGAAATTAAGACCGGTCCAATAAGCGAGACCATCTTGACGAGCTTTCGCCACCGAAATGTTCACCGAAGCCATATGCATCAACGCCGTCTTCAACACCGTCGCAGAAATCCACCTACACGACTCAGCCTCCGCCGCCTTCTCATTCCAGTTAATATAAGGCATGACTAATCGAGCGATTGATATTTTGTTTGTTTATTTATTTATTTTATTTGAAGAAAAGGAATAACGATTTTACCAACAACGTACTGATGTGAGTGATCGTGCAACAACAACTAATGAAAATTTACCAACAATGCAAACAACCAAAGCAACAGCAATCGAAAAACCCACTCAAATACCCCAGAGAACGCCCACCATCGAACTAACACACCATAAGTTTGATCAGGCCCTCGACAGCGAGCGACCTAGTCTGCGCAATGAAACCCAACCTCGGAGTGCTCGCTAAGAAGCAGCAAACATCCTTCAACGACCTCTCTCGAGAGAAGATCATGGTATCTCCATATAGGGTCGGGTGATCGTAACGCCACAACGAGCGCTTCTGCGGGATCGGATCCAAGACGAAGTGCTTGCGCATTTGCGGGCGCAACTGGAATGATGTTATCACAATTGTGAAATCGAACATCTTCACCTGCTCTGTCTCATTCTCGTCCAGCAATGTGAGACGACAGTTGTTGTGCCTCACTTCGTAATCCCGGTTGCTCGCACTCGCCTCCATCGCCTTGGTGGTGTACTCGTGATGTGTGATAGGCATATTTTTAATTTATTTATTTATTATATATTTACCCTTAATGGACGGGTGAGTGACGTTCAAACAAATGAAACAAATGCTAACCCAAACCAAACCAGAACCAAATTCGATCAACGAAAACTATTATCGGCGTCACCCGACACGTGTTTAGGTATCCGTGCAAACCATGGAAAAGCTATTATCGGCACAACCCGACACGTGTTTAAGATTCCGTGCAAACTGAGAAAGCTATTATCGGCGCTACCCGACACGTGTTTAGGCATCCGTGCAAACCGTAAGGACCATGATCAGAACTTCCCCCGCGTCCCGCCATCCTGCAGAACTTCCGGATCTCCAACCCACATCGTACTAGCCCACCAGTCGCCTTCGTTCAGATGGGAGATGCTTCGTAGCACCTCAACCATCGATTCGACCTCGCCATAGGTCATTTCGAACAGATCGCAGTTAGTAGCGATGATGTCATTCGAGTCCTGGCTAGAAAAATCCTTCAGCCAATCGAGCAAACTCTTCCGGTACTCGCAGAAATGCGCGTAATCGCGGAATTCATGACCCATCAGCTTCACCAACTTCCGAGGAATCGACGGGCAGAAAGAATTGGCGCCAATCGCAAATCCGCAAAATTCAGCCGTGTCCTCCACGTATGCCTTGATCTTCAATCTGCAGACCTTTGAGAGCTGATCGATGCGCGACTCGTCGATGGCCATATTGCCTTGACGTTTGAACCCATCATCACCCTTCACAGCCATGATGAACGGACCCTCACCTCTCAGCAGCCAGTTCGCCAGCATCAGTGAGATCATCGAGTTGCCCAAAAGAGTGAGCGGTTCGCCAGACGGTTTCTCCTCACCGAGCCTCCCCTTCAGACCGGGCGCGATCAGCACGCAACCTTTTCGTAGGCTGTAATAATGGTCGATGAAGGTCTCTGAGACGCCCAACAAGCGCAGCACCTCCTTCTCTATCGATTGTGAAAAATTGTCCTGCTGGCTATCGAACATCGCGAAATCGGTCACCCCGTTTTTTGCAGTTCGCGGCACATTGTCCCAACCGGCACGCAGCTTCTCCCTCAACTTCACAGCGCTCATGCGATTATCGTATGTGACATTCTCCCTCAGAGTGCTCAGGAAAACGTAGTTGATCCACTTGGCGGCCAGGCCGAACTCAATCTGCGCATCCTTATTCCACGCGCTGATCCCCTGCCCCACCTTGTTCACATCCATCGCCTTTTGGTTCGAGATCGCCGGCTTGAAGATGCTCTTGAGATGAAAACGGATCTCGCGACCCGCGGGATTGTCGTCGCCGCCGAATTGCGCCGCGTAATGTTTCGCCTCGGCGGTCTTGAAGAATTCATCGGCCATCTTGTCGAGCACGTCCTCATTCCAGCCCTGCGGCACGGCATTGAACAACTCCAACTTAGCCGTCTTCACTATATCGGTGAGGACCTCGTGGGCAAGACCAGGATCTTTGTCCGCTCCACACGCTGGCTTCTTGTTGAAGTACCGGCCGTTGAGGACCTGTAGGGTTTGAAGAGG